CCTCGGAATTTAGCCAAACCCTCTCGGAGATGGCACAAGGTTGACCAAAGATAGGAGAATTATGGAGAATTATATTCTGACATACTACCAAGATATAAAGGACGGCAGTGTCATTGTTGGCAAATGGGTCAAATTATTATATGAGAATATCGTGAACGGTCTCGAATCGAGGTCGTTTTTTTATGATTCCAAGAAAGCCCATCATGCTATCGATTGGATTGAGGAACACGCTTTCCATGTTGAGGGTGAATTAGCTCCAGGAAAGCTAAAGTTGGAGCTATGGCAGAAGGCAATGCTTAGTTGCATCTTTGGATTAGTGGATAGTGATGGTAAGTTGGCATTTAGAGAAGTGTTCTTATTAATTGGTCGTAAAAATGGTAAGTCTTTGCTTGGCTCAGCATTAGAGAACTATGTGCTACGTGATTTTGGTGGCTACGGTACTAGAGTCTATAATATCGCTCCAAAATTAGACCAAGCAGACATCATTTATCTTAATACCTGGTCAATGATTCAACTTGATCCTGACCAAATTGAACGTAAAGAGTACATTGATTCGCTCAGACGTGAGACCCATATGAAAGTCGAGGAAGATGTTGAAATCATCAAGAAACGTGCGAGTGACATCTTTTACCCTCGCACAAATTCGACATTGAAAAAGATAGCATTCTCAAGTAAGAAGTCAGATGGATTCAACCCAAGTCTTTCATTGTGTGACGAAATCGCCGCATGGGAAGGAGACAAGGGCCTAAAGCAATATGAAGTAATGAAAAGTGCGATGGGTGCGAGAACTGACGCATTAATCATATCCATGACCACGGCCAACTATATTAGCGATGGCATCTTTGATGAGCTTATGAAGCGTTCGACACGTGTCTTGCTTGGTGAAAGCAAAGAGAAGAGGTTGCTTCCTTTCTTGTACATGATTGATGACGTTGACAAGTGGAACGATATCAACGAGCTTATGAAAGCTAATCCTCAGTTAGGTATTTCGATACCAATTGACTTCATGCTTGATGAGGTCGCGGTAGCTGAGGGGTCACTCAGCAAGAAGGCTGAATTTTTAACAAAATTTTGTAATATTAAACAAAACTCATCACTTGCTTGGCTATCTGCTACGGACATCCAAGGTATATGTGGTGAGCCTATTGATATTAATGAATTGAGACACAGTTACTGTGTTGGTGGCCTTGACCTATCTCAGACTACCGACTTGACATGTGCCTGTGTTGTTATAGAAAAAGAGGGCAAGTTATACGTGCTTGCTCATTTTTGGCTTCCGTCTGAAAAGATAGATGAAGCTACTGAGCGTGATGGTGTGCCGTACAACATCTACATTCAACGTGGCCTATTGAGCCTGAGTGGTGACAATTACATTGACTATCATGATTGCTATGATTGGTTTGTTCGATTAGTTGAAGAATATGAAATATTGCCACTACAGATAGGCTATGACCGATATAGTGCTCAGTATCTCGTCCAAGACATGGATGCTTATGGATTCCACATGGATGACATTTACCAAGGTTGGAATCTATGGCCCGTTCTTCAAGAGATGGAAGGCATGATTAAAGATAAGACTATATGCATTGGTGATAATGACCTACTCAAGATTCATCTGTTGAATTCAGCTATCAAGATGAATACCGAGCGAGGCAAAGGCCAATTGGTTAAATTAACTCCTACTGCACACATTGATGGTACCGCCGCATTGTCAGATGCGTTGTGCGTCCGTCAGAAATGGTATGGAGAGATTGGCGAACAGTTAAAAAACGATTAACGAGGTGATGACTATGAGTTTGTTCGATTGGCTATTTAGGCCGAACAAAGCAAAAAAAAGTGAAAAGGCACTAGAGGCATATAAGACGTTTCAAACCTTGACCGCCTATCAACCACATTTTACAAACTGGGGCGGCGCTATCTATGAAAGCGAAATCATAAGAGCGGCGATTGACGCAAGGGCAAGGCACATTAGCAAACTCAAGATTGAGACTATTGGTACTGCCAACCCATCACTACAATCAAAGCTTCGTCAAGGCCCTAATCAATGGCAGACATGGTCACAATTCCTATATCGAACTTCAGTAATCTTAGATGTCCATAACACCGCTTTTATCGTGCCTGTGTTTGATGATCGTATGATTATCACCGGTATGTTTTCAGTCTTGCCTACGAACGTGGAGCTTATCGAACATAACAACGAGCTATGGCTTCGCTATCGCTTCGCCAATGGTCAGGTCGGTGCAGTTGAATTTAGAAAGTGCGCCATCTTAACGAAGCATCAATATAAGAGTGATTTCTTCGGAACTGATAACCATGCTCTTAGTGACACGATGAAACTTATTCACGTGCAGAACCAAGGTATCGAGGAAGCGGTCAAGAATTCAAGCACATTTAGATTTATGGCACAGTTGAACAACTTCTCAAAAGCTGAAGACTTAGCAAAGGAACGAGAACGATTTACAAAAGAGAACCTAAGCAGTGAAGCTGAGGCTGGTGGTTTCTTATTGTTCCCTAAGACTTATACCGACATACGTCAAATCGATGTCAAGCCGTATACAGTTGACTCTGAGCAAATGAGTCAGATACGTGAGAACGTGTTTAATTACTTCGGAGTTAATGAGGACGTGCTTCAGAACAAAGCTTTTGGTGATGCCTGGAGCGCATTCTATGAGGGTGCAGTTGAACCATTTGCCATTCAGTTTAGTGAAGCAGTCACTAAGGCTATGTTCAGTGAGCGTGAACGTGCTCAAGGCAGCCAAATCGTAGCCACATCAAATAGGCTTCAATATTTATCAAATAAAGAAAAATTAGATGTCTCGAGTCAGTTATTAGACCGAGGCATTTTTAGTATCAATGATGTTAGGGAAATTTGGAACTTGCCACCGGTTGAAGATGGTGATGCTCGAATCATCAGAGGCGAATACTACACGACAGATGACAAGCTGACCAATACAAGTGAGGTGAACGACAATGCCAATTAAATCAGATAGAGAATATCGAGATATGACTCTTGCAGTGGTCGAAGTCGATGACGATCAGGAACAAGAGGAGCGTGACATGGTGGTCAGAGGGTACGCTAGTACATTCAACGACCCATATGTCTTATATGAAGGCGAGGACTTCGTCTATCAAGAGCAAGTTGATAGAGATGCTTTTAGTGGAACTGATATGAGTGATGTAATCATGCAGTACGACCATGAGGGAAGGGTCTTCGCGAGAACAAGCAATAACACCTTAACGGTCACTACTGATGACCATGGTTTATTGATACAAGCCGACCTTGGTGGAACAGAGATTGGACGCAATCTATTTGAGGAAATCAAGGGCGGTTATACGAACAAAATGAGTTTTGGATTTGTAGTTGATGGCGAAAAGGACGAAAAAAGTGAAGCTCCTGACGGCCGTCCTTTAATTACAAGAACTATCACTCATGTTCGTAAATTGTATGACGTTTCGGCGGTTTCAATCCCAGCCAATGACGCTACTAGTATCAGTGTCAGAAATCTGACCAACGGAGTGATTGAGCAGATTCAAGCGGAGAGACTTGAGGCAGAGAAGTTAGAGCTTAAGAAACGCAAATTGCTCATGAGAGCGAAATTGTTATAGGAGAAAATGATTATGACATTAGAAGAAATCAAAGTTCTTGACCTTGATTCAATCGAAACTAGAAAGGCTGAAATTTCTGAAGCAATTGAAAAAGCAACTGCCGAAGAAATCGATGTCCTAGAGGTTGAATTAAGAGCATTGGAAGAACGCAAGAAAGAAATCGCTCAAGAAATTGAGCAGAGAAAGGCCGACATGGCCGAAGTCATCAACGGTATTGATTCTATCGTTGTTGAAAAAGTTGAAGAACGTAAAGGAGATAAGAACATGACTAACTTAGAAGTTAGAAACACACAGGACTACATTGAAGCATTCGCTAAATATGTAAGAACTGGCAAAGATATGGAATGCCGTGCTTTGTTAACCGAAAATGTTGACGGCACTGTTCCTGTTCCATCATTTGTAGAATCTACAATTAGAAATGCTTGGGAAAACGATGAAATCTTTAGACGTGTTAAAAAGACATTCGTTAAAGGCAACTTACGTGTTGGCTTTGAATTAAGCGCTACTGATGCAGGCATTCATACAGAAGGTGTCACTTCAGGTACTGGTTTTGTTGCTGAAGAAGAATTGGTATTAGGCATCATTGAAATGATTCCTCAGAACATCAAGAAATGGATTACTGTGTCTGATGAAGTTTTAGCATTAGGTGCTACTGATTTCTTAGATTACTTGTACGATGAATTAACTCACAAAATCATTGAAAAGGCTGCATCAATCGTGATTAGCAAAATTGCCAATGCTCCAGCAACTTCAGATAGCGATTCTATTGGTGTTCCATCAGTCAGTGGTTTAGTTACTATGGCTAACTTAATTAATGCTATCGCTTTATTAGGTTCAAACGCTCAGAACCGTGTGGTTGTAGCTAGTGGCACTACTTTAGCTGCTTTAAGAATCGAAGCATTAAACAATGGCTATGCAGTTGACCCATTCCAGGGATTAACTCCAATTCAGAACGATGGTGTTACTGGTGCTATCGTTGGTGACTTATCAGCAGTTCAGGCTAACTTACCTGAAGGCGATATGGTTCACTTCAAATTTGATGATTTATCATTGGCAGAAAAAGACCTTGTTAAAATCGTTGGTCGTATGTATGCAGCTATCGAATTAACTGGTCCTAAGATGCTTGCTAAGGTCACTGGGAGTAACTCCTAACATCCTTGACCTAAACGCTATGACCAAGGCACAGTTGATTGACTATGCCAATAACAATGATATTGATGATGTTAATATGCGAATGACAAAAGCTAACATCATTGAGACTATTGAAGCGTCACTATAATGGTGGCGCTTTGATTCAATTTGATAAATGAGGTGATAATTATGGCTTTGTTGGATAAAGCAAAGATGGCCTTGAGGGTGACAACTGACTACTTTGATGAGGAAATCAATGACCTTATCGAGTCAGCCAAGTTAGACCTTGGCATCGGTGGTGTTATCTTGCCTGATGACATTGACGAGCTATGTCAAAAGGCTATCATCACGTACGTCAAGATGTCGTTCGGCATCCCTGAAGACTATGACCGACTCAAACGCAGTTACGATGAACAAAAGGCTCAGCTAATGACTGCCACAGGCTACACGAATTGGGTGAGTGACGATGTATGACAATGTAGCTACCCTTAAAAGTGTGTCACGTACTGAATATGACGAACACGGCAACGAACTGTTGACCTATACTGATCGTGTTGTATACGTGCTTCCGAGAGATGTCTATAATTCCGAATTCTACAACGCTGCGCAAGTTGGGCTACATCCATCATTGGTATTGACCATGACCAACCGAGCAGACTATCAAGGTGAGAAGCTAGTTGAGTTTGAAGGGAAGTTATATGACGTCATCCGAACAGATTGGACTTCTCAACGTGATGGTATTGCGTTGACGCTTCAAGAAAGGGTTGGCAATGGCTAAGACCTTAACCGTACAACTAACCGAATTGCTTAACGACTACAATAAAGAGATTCAAGATGTAGTCGACAAGGAAAGCAAAAAGGTTGCTATGGAAGGCGCTAAGACGTTGAGAAGCACGTCACCAAAGTCTCCACACGGTGGCGAATATGCCCAATCATGGAGAAGCAAAAAAGACGGTACTGGTTATCGTATTTACAACGCTAAGCACTACCGATTGACTCACTTGCTTGAGAATGGACACGTGGTTCGCAATCAGTTTGGCACATATGGGCGTGTTGGTCCTATCAAGCACATCAAACCTGTTGAGGAATGGGCCAAATCTGAATTTGAGGAACGAGTTAAGAAAGGCATAGAGGGATTAAACAATGAATGAACAATTGGCAATCTATCAGGTCTTGGAGTTGACCGGACTGCCTTGCGCTTACTCGCATTTCAAAGGCAGACAGACCATTGAACCACCTTATATAGTTTATATTGGTGATGGTCAGACCAACTTCAAGGCAGACAACACGTATTACTTCGGTCATAACAATTATCAAATTGAATATTATTTCAAAGAAAAAAATCCATATCTTGAGGCAGAAATCGAGCGTATTCTACTCGATAACGGCTACAGATATGACAAATCAGAGGACATCTATCTTGAAGATGAGGATGTCTTTTTAATTTATTATTACGTTTAAACGAAAGGGGAAACAAAATGGCTAATAAAGTCGAATTTGGTATTTCCAATTTACATATCGGCACGTACGCAGATAACAACGGCACCGTGACCATGGGCGAATCTTATCATCAGAAAGGCGCAGTTTCTTTTAGTCCTGAGGAACAGAGCGAAAATAACACTTTCTATGCTGATAACATTCCTTATTACTCAAGCTATACTGGTGGCACTTTTGAGGGTGACCTTGAAGTTGCTAAGTTTGACGATGAATTCAAGACACAGTTCATGGGCTATATTGAAAAGGCCGACGGTGGCATTGGCATCGTTAAAAATGCTACTAAACCGAATGTCTATATCGCTTTTGAAATCGATGGCGATGCTCAGAAGCGTAGAGTTATCATTTACAACTGTTCACTAGGTGCAATTAATCGTGAATATGCGACCGTTGAAGATTCAATTGAACCAGCCACTGAAACAGTTTCAGTAACTGCAAATGGTGACAACACAACAGGTCTAACAATGGTGTCTTACAACGAAGGTGACCAGGGTTATGCAACATTATTCACTGCACCTCCAGCGCCATCTTTAACTTAATCACATGAAACACACAAGAGGCTAGGCTCTGATGGCCTTGCCTCGCTTTTTTATTTAGAGGAGAACTACATGAGAAAAACAATCACTATCGGTGACAAGGAAGTCACATTATCCAACGGAATTGCATGGGCTTTGGAGTATCGTGACCAATTTAACGAGGACCCAATTCAAAAGCACATTCCATTGGTGGCCACTATTGGTGAAAGCATTGCTACGGTTTTGAGCGAAATGGACGGAGACAAGTTAACGCTCACGAATCTATCTAGATCCTTGCAAGGTCGTGTGTTTGAGTTGCTCATCCCATTGATGCAGACTGAGTTTTTAGACATCATCATCAATGTTACCTGGGCAATGGCTAAGGCTTGTGATGATGAGTTACCACCTCCAAGAGAATGGATTGAACAGTTTGACGAATTTCCGTTAGATGTGGTCGTTCCTGAAGTCTATGGATTATTAGTAAGTGGTTTTGTATCCACAAAAAACTTGAAGAGCCTGAGCAAGATGAAAGACAACCTAGTCGAACAAGCTCAGGCGAACAAGAATCAGAATTAACATTAGATACATTGCTATTGGCTGGGTTAGAACGTGGTCTCACGATGTCCGATATTGAACGTATGCAGATAGGTCGCTTGGTCGATTTTGTCGTAGCGTACAACGATCGTCGGAAAGAAGCTGATAAAGCTCAGAAACGAGAAGAGACCAAGAAGCGCAAGAAGAAACGCAAAGCTACCCAAGCCGATATTGATGCATTTTTTGGATAAAGAAAGTAGGTGATTCAATGGCATTAGGTGGAAACGTTAAAGGCATTACCATCGAGATTAGTGGCGATACCACCAAATTAGACAAAGCCCTTAATGACATTACAAGACAAACAAGAGCAATTGACACCGAACTAAGACAGGTCAACAATGCTCTCAAATTCAATCCTACAAGCGTGGCGCTTTGGTCAAATAAACAACAGTTATTGACCGAAAAAATCACGCAAACTAAAAACAGATTAGATGCCTTGAAGCAAGCTCAGAAAAAGATGGATGCTAGTGGAGTCGATAGAAACTCAAAAGAATATCGACAGTTACAGACCGAAATCGCCATTACAGAAAGCAAGCTCAAGACATTCAAAGCACAGTTAGCGAGTATTGGCAATGTGCGTTTAAAAGCGCTGAGCGAAAATTTCAAGGCAGTCGGTGATAAGGTCACTAAGCTAGGCCAAGACATCACGACCAAGTTAACCTTACCACTCGCAGCACTTGGCATTGGTTCGCTCAAGACAGGCGCAGACTTTGACACTGCAATGGCACAAGTAGCTGCAACGATGGGTAAGCCTATTGATGAAGTGCAAGACCTTAGGGATTTTGCAAAGGAAATGGGTAGTACTACTGCATTCTCAGCAAAGGAAGCGGCAGAGGGTCTAAACTACATGGCCTTGGCTGGATATGACACCGAGACATCTATGAAGATGCTTCCAACTGTCCTCAATCTTGCATCGGCCGGAGCTATGGATTTAGGCACGGCATCCGACATGGTCACAGATGCTCAGACTGCGTTAGGCCTATCTACCGATGATACTGTTAAATTGGTTGACCAAATGGCTAAGACTGCATCAACTACCAACACAAGCGTGTCACAGTTGGGTCAAGCTTATCTGACTGTTGGTGGTACTGCCAAAATGATGAAAGGTGGCACGGCCGAACTGTCTCAAGTCCTTGGCTTGCTTGCCGATAATGGTATCAAAGGCTCAGAAGGTGGTACGGCTTTGCGTAATATGCTCTTGTCACTGTCTGCTCCAACCGATAAGGCTGCAACAGTCCTGAATGGCCTTGGTGTCGAAGTGTTTGACGCTAATGGCAATATGAAATCCATGCAAGACATCATTGGACAGTTAAACAAATCCATGGAAGGCATGACCCAAGAGGAGAAGACGCAAGCCATTGCTAACATCTTCAACAAACGTGACATCAAGAGTGTTAATGCACTACTTGGAACGTCATCAGAACGTTGGGATGATGTAGCCGAAGCTATCGACATGGCCGGTGGTTCTGCTCAGCAAATGGCAGACACTCAGCTAGACACTATGAGTGGTTCGCTTACAATGCTCAAATCTGCCCTTGAAGGTGCAGCGATTGCTATCAGTGAACAGTTAGCTCCATATGTCCGTATGCTTGCAGAATGGTTGACCGGTTTGGTCGCTAAATTTAACAATCTAGACCCAAGTGTTCAACGCTTAATTGTCACGATCGGAGTGATTGCAGCTGCAATTGGTCCTGTGCTTATCATCGTTGGTAAGGTCATTGGATTCGTTGGTACGGTCATTGGCATCATTGGCAAACTTGGTGGAATGATTAGCACATTAGTGACAGTCATTGGCTCACTCAATCCTGTGGTCCTAATTGTTATTGCAGTTATCGCTGCGTTGATTGCTATCGGTGTACTTCTCTATAAGAATTGGGACAAAATCAAAGCTACTGCTATCAGTGTTAAGGACTCTGTAGTTAAGACATTCAACAGTCTCAAAGCGGCCCTTACAACGGCATTTAACGCTATTAAGAGCACGGCTACCAAAGTTTGGAACAGTATTAAGGATGCAATTACAAAACCGATTGAGAAGGCTAAAACGGCCGTTAAAAAGGCCATTGATACCATCAAGGGTCTGTTCCCTCTTAGCGTTGGTAAGATATTCAGTAATATCAAACTTCCTAAAATCAAGGTCAGTGGTGGTAAGGCACCTTGGGGCTTTATGGGCAAAGGTAAAGCTCCATCATTTGGTTTGGAATGGTTCGATAAAGGCGGTATTTTCAATAGCCCAACTATCATTGGTGTCGGTGAAAAGCGTCCTGAATT